AACTGAAGAGGAGTATGTAGCAAGATTAGACACTTGTAAAGAATGTGAATTTTTAATTGAAAGAACTATGAGGTGTGGAGCTTGTGGTTGCTTGCTAGAGCATAAAGCAAAATGGAAAACAGCAGATTGCCCTAAATTGAAATGGCCTAAGTTAAATTTAACTGAAGAAGACATAAAAGCAAAAAAAGCACAAGAAGAAAGAGTGGAAAAAGCTAAAGAGAAGCATGTAGAAGAACAACTTAATAATCCTGTCTCAGAAAAAATTACATACTACACTCCAGAAGAATTTAAAAAACTAAAAGAACTTCATGCTAAAAGACAAAAAGATAATAATACAGATTCTAGCGACTAAATATAATCTTTCCCTTAAAAGAGTAGAAAATATTGTAAACTCACAATTTAAATTTGTAGAAAAAATAATGAAGCAAGGAAATTTTGATAGTGTTCGTCTTCCTTACTTTGGTAAATTTTCTGTAAACCCTAATAGAATTAAACATATTAATAAATTAAATGAAAAAAGAAAAAAAGAAAAGTAAAAAGAAGGTATTTATTAATGGAATGCAAAAAAAGATTGACTACGATGTTTATATGTTAATTCGTGAAAGAGATGCGCAATTACAAAACCATGAAATGGCTTTATTTAAATATGCTTTAATTCATGATGCTAAAAAAGAGCACACTGAGGATGAAAAAATATTATATGATTATTGTATGCAATTTGAAACTATAAAACAGTTTTTAGAAATACATAATAAAAAAGTAGATGAGTAAAACTACAACTTTATTTTTAAGTCAAATTAAAGGTTGTTTTTGTAATGCTGGTGGGTTTTATGCAAAGTATGGAGTTAAACATACAATTAAAAATAATTGTTATTGGTCAAATAGACAGTTAAAAGAAGATATTAAAGAAAATGGAATGCAAAATAATATTGAAGTTTTAGATTATAAAGAAGAAAATTTAGAATATAGGTATTATGCTTGCAATGGAAATCACAGATTAAGAATTTTAAAAGATATTGCAATAGAAAATAATAAAAAACTAGATGAAGTAAGTATTACTGTAGAACTAGTAGAAGATAAAGAAAAATATAAGAATGTCCTAATACTTGTAAGAAAACATGAGAGAAGATTTAATACACATACAAGATAATAAAGCGGTACCTAGCCCATACTGTAAAACTATAATAGAGTTAAAAAGTTTAAATGCTGAAGAGCTGGCTTTTATATATTTTATGGAAGATCATAAAAGTCCATTTGCAGTATATGATAGAGAACAACGTACAATTGAAGTAAAAAATAGTATATTTGGGGAGAAAAGTAAATGGAAACCTTCTGAAAAAGTGTTAGGAGGTTGTAAAAAATACGAAACTTTAATAGAAACCTCAGCAGTAAGATTATTAAAAGCTGCTAGAGAGTCAATAGTAAAGTTAGAAAAATATTTTAGAGATATAGACTTACATTTAATGGATGACCACGGTAAACCTATATTTCATGCTAAGGATTTAATAGCTAATCTGTCTAATATGGGGAAAGTTGTTGATGGGTTGTCAAGATTAGAAGAAATAGTTAAAAAAGAAGAGCAAGCTGCTAACACAAATAGAGGTGGCATTGAAGTAAACAAATATAGTATGTAATGGAATTTTTAGAAGACTTAGAACTTTATAATCGGGCAATGGTTAACGCTTACGATCTTATAACTAAGAGGAAAACTTTAGATGATATTTACTATGCTTTAGAAGATGACACAATATCTGATTTTCCTTTACCATTTGATCCTATAGCGGAGGATGGTAGGAGTGATGACATAATAGATATTGTTGTTGAGTATTTTGTAAGTATAGAAGAGTATGAAAAGTGTGCTGAATTAGTTAAGATAAAAGAGAAATGTCGAAATTTAAAAGTATAGATAGAATTAGGCCTTCAGCTATTAGTTTTATAGAAAAAGGTTACTATACATCTGCTTTACCAGGTACAAAAGAGTATTATGACTTTTGGGATGAGGAAAAGAAAAGATGTATGTATGGATATACAATAGACGAGTTACATGTTACAGGTTTTCATTATTTTTATTTAAACTATTGTCCAATTGATAGGGCAGTAGACGAAGAAATGCCAGATGGTACTATTCAAGCTAGACGTGAGCGTACATTCCCTAGATTTTACGATGGTGATTGGGAATATTTTCAAGAAATAGACAAAGCTAGGGCAGACAACAAGCATATGATTGTTTTAAAAGCTAGACGTAAGGGATATTCTTACAAAGCGGGATCTATGCTTGCACGTAATTACTTTTTTGTAAAAAACTCTAAGAATTTTGTATTTGCAGGACAAAAAGAATATTTAATTGGTGATGGATTGCTTTCAAAAGCTTGGGAGTTTTTATCTTTTATAGATGATCATACAGCATGGTCTCAACCTAGATTAAGGGATAGAGAAATGCATAAAATGGCAGGGTATAAAAAGAAAGTTAATGGATTAGAGATTGAAATGGGGATGAAGTCACAAATACTAGGGGTAAGTTTAAAAGATAACCCAGATAAAGTAAGGGGTAAAGCAGGGGAACTGGTATTTTTTGAAGAGGCAGGATCTTTTCCAGGATTACTAAAAGCATGGGAGGTAACAATGCCTACAATGAGGCAAGGTAGTAAAACTTTAGGGATGATGATAGCATTTGGTACGGGTGGTACTGAAGGATCAGATTTTGAGGCTATGGAAGAAATATTTTATAATCCTGCAGCATACGATTGTATGGAATATGAAAATATTTGGGACGAAGGAGCTACAGGAACTAAGTGTGGGTATTTTATTCCTATACAAAAAAACTTAGATGGATTTATAGATAATGAAGGTAACTCTGAAGAGCAAAAAGCAATAGAGTATGAAACAGAAATGAGGGATAAAAAGAAGGGTGCTGCAGATGCAAAATCATTAGACCAATATATAGCTGAGCACCCTTTTTCTCCTCAAGAAGCAACACTACAAATTACCTCTAATTTATTTGACATAGCTGCTTTACAAGAACAGTATAATATTGTTAAAGCAAGGGGTCTGCAGTCTATGGGGACGGTTGGTAGATTACACCAAGATGTAAAAGGTAATGTTAAATTTACTTTAGATGGAGATTTAAAACAAATTATAAAATTTCCACACAGGAAAGATGATGATAAGACAGGGGCGGTAGTTATATATGAAACTCCTTATAGAAATCAAAAAGGACAAGTACCTATGAATATGTATGTTATTTGTCATGACCCTTATGGTCAAAATCAATCTGCAGATTCTACATCTTTAGGCTCTGCATATGTTTTAAAAAGACCTAATAATTTATCACAGCCAGATGATATTATTGTGGCATCATATGTAGGTAGGCCTAAGACTCAAGATGATTATAATAGAAATTTATTCTTACTTGCAGATTATTATGGGTGTAAGATAGGATTTGAGAATGATCGTGGTGAGGTAATAGCTTACGCAAAAAGATTTAGGAAGTTACACAAGCTACAAGAAGAGTTTGAGATGTTAGATAAAAGAGAACTTAGAAGTAGAACAGTAAAAAGACAATACGGTATGCATATGACTGAAGCTAGGAAAAGGCAAGGTGAAATATATATAAGAGATTGGCTAAATACTGTGAGGAGAACAGAAGAAGATGGAAAACAATTATTAAATTTGCATAAAATATACGATCCTGCTTTATTATTAGAGTTGATAAAATTTAATCACAAAGGTAACTTTGACCGAGTAATGTCGTTAATGATTGGAATGTATCACACTAGAGAATTGTATAATGCAGAAGTTAAAGATATACTAGAAGACAGATCAGCTGATAAATGGTTTGATCAAAATTATTATTAATATGGAAAAATGTAAAAACAAAGAACCTTATAACCCTCTACCAGAATACTTAACAATAGGTCCGTCAGCAATTCATGGAGTAGGGATCATAGCGAAAGAAGATATTCCGGGAGAGGTGGTTATAGGTATAAGTCATGTTTATGACCCAAATTTTCAACACGATTATATTAGAACACCATTAGGAGGATTTATAAATCATTCTGAAGATGCTAATTGTGAATTGATTGAGGATGATGAGAATACAGATTATAAAAAGTTAAAAACTATAAAAAGAGTAGAGGAAGGTAAAGAATTAACTCTTAAATATAGTTTATATGATATATGTAACTATCTGTAGTGATATATTTATAATGTCTAATTAAAAATGTAATTAGGGCTAATATTAAAAACAAATATTTACTATTTTTGTAGATTATGGGATACACTAAATTACCAAGACAAAAACTGTCTATAACTAAAAAAGATAAAAAATGGAGAGAAGAATGTGTAGAAGCATTTATTAATCTTTCTAACTCAGGAGCAGGATACTCTCAAAAGAAAGATGATCTTAACATTTTATATGATTACTATAACGGTGTAATTGATGAAGGCGATTACAATTATGTATTAAAACCTTACGGTAAAAGCCGTAAAAACTTCCCTTCCGAAATGCGTAATTACCCTATAATCAAACCCATAATTGATCTTCTTCTAGGGGAAAAATCTAAGAGGCCTCTCAATTACACTGTTACAGTACAAAATTCTGATAGTATTGCTATCAAGGAGGAAAGCAAAAAAGAATTAATATTTAAAAATTTACAACAACATTTTTTACAAGCAGTTCAAAGACAAGGACAAGATGTGGGGGTAGATCCTGAACAAGAGATAGAATTACCTCAACACATTGCAGAAATGTTTGAAGAGACATATGTAGATCAAAGAGCTATACTAGGACAAAAGGCTATGAACTATATAATGCAAGAACAAGAAGTGTATGATAAAATACAAAAAGCTTGGTTTCATTATTTAGTATCTGGAGAAGTGTATACACACAGAGGAGTTAGAAATGGAGAACCATTTTATGAAGTATTAAACCCCCTAGATGTAGATTATGACCTTGACCCAGATTTAGAGTTTGTAGAAGATGGTGATTGGGCTTTAGTAAGAAAATACGTACACGCATCTACTGTAGTTGACGCATATTATGAAAGTTT